AAGAAAAGGGGCTGCAAAGCCCCTTTTTTATGGTGAGACGGACATATCAGCCCAAGATGCACCAGGTGGTTGTGTTCTAGTTTCCAACGGGATCATCGTAATTGTCTGACCACCATTCGATGCTGACACTGTTCCGTAGTTTGGAATCTCAACAGAACCACGTGATGCCATCTGCATGATTAACTCATCACGAGAAATTCCAGCCTCAGCAGCAGCTGCAAATAGCTCATTGAGCTCAGCACCCGTATCAATTGCTTCAGCGTTTGTATTATTGATCTGCGGAACCTCTTCACCAGTATTAGGATCGAGGCCTGCATATTCGTAAATGAATGAGGGGATTGCTTTAGATGCAACACCCTGAATAGATGTCCAACCGCCAGATGGGTCAGGTAGGATTGATCTTAGCAACGATCTCATAAAGTCGTCAACCATACCACCGATATTGACCAATGCATCCAGTGAATCAGACAAGCCATCCTTGAGAGCCTGAAATTTATCTTTGATCCATTGAATCGGGTTGGTGATCAGTTCGTAGATGCTATCGAGAACACCATTCCACATTTCACTAAAGCTGAACGAATCAAGTGCTTCTGAGATTGCACTGAATCCTAAACTGTCTGCAACCCATGAAAGACCATCTTTGATTAGATCGCCTAGCTGGAAAATTGCTCCATCAATAATACCACCGATGAAACCAATTACACCACCCAATAGTTTTTGTAAGAAGCCACCACCATCTTCTCCAATTTTATCTGCTGCATCTTGTGCTTCAGAAACACCATCGAAGATACTAAGGATTACACCTAAAGGAGCAAATAGTTTTCCGAGTCCTCTTCCAAGCGCTTTAAACTTATCGAAGAAAGGAATCAGATCATCGAAGAATCCAGTAATAGGAGATAGGAAACCTGCTCCACCAGTTACCAAACTTTTGATGTATCGGAATGGAGATAGTAGAGCGTCTTTAATTGACCCTACAGCTACCTGGGCATCTTTATCAAACAGATTAGCAAAGACATTTCGGATACGTGCAAATACACTTCCCTCTCCAAACATTGAAGCCTTGAGATCATCAAAATACTTTGTGACAGGCTCAATCAATCGAAAGAATCTAGCCTTGATGTTATCAAAGAATTCCATTACAGGCTTTCTGATTCCATCATCAAAGGCAACATAACTTCGAACCTTGATGTCTTCAATTATATCAAAGAACCCTTTTTTCAGTCCTCCAAACAACTCGTCCAAACCAAGTGCTCTAAAGATCCGTGTAAACAATCCACTAAAGAATGTTCGGAAAGGTCGGATAAACATTTTATCGATTGTCTTTATAACACCTTTAATGTATCCAGTCACTGCACCAGTCAAAAGACCAGCGAGAGCAGCAATCCCTGCCATTAAGCCAAGCTGCTGAAGAGTATCAGAGCCACCCTGTTGGTTATTATTAGATGAAGAGCTTTCATCGCCTCCACCTTTACCACCGAGGCCAGAAAGTAACTTCAGCATCTCTCGCCGTTGCTCTTCTTCCAACAGTTTGTTACCTGTCAGGATATCAATAAAGTCAGCATTCTGCATTACCAGTTGTGTAACACCAGCTTGGATTTCAAGCAGTGCAACTCCACTGACATCAGTATTACCGTTTATTGTATCGAGCTTGTCGTTCGCTTCTGCAAGTTGAAGAACAACGTGTTCGAGAGATACATCAGCCATTTACTTTGTCCCGTCTTTGCCTTTTGTGTACGCCTGAGCGCCAAAGAATGCAGCAACCAAAGCAGATACAGCGACAAAGTATGTCGGTGCCATATCACCTAGGATTGTTGCGGCTTGGTTTAAACCAAATACTGTAGCAAGGATTACTGCGAATGGATATAGTAACATCCCACCCAACGCGAACCATGCCATGGCACGGATCTGGTCTTCCTTTTTATCTTCATTTTCAATCTTAATCATTCTTTCGTGTCTTGCAAGTTCTTCATCCGTTACAATACCATCCCCATCAAGGTCTGCATTGTTAAGGATGCTGTTTTCCTCTAACTTTTTCCCTGCCATTTTTCGCTTTGCCTCCGCTGTCGCTCATTTTCCTCTTTTATGAATTCGAGGAGCATATGAACGTAGATTTCCCTTTCCCACGGTACCATATTCTCTAATTCACTTAACGAGTACTTGTGATGCTGCATCATCGCGAAATTAGTTCGAAAATGGTTTTCGAGACTATCGTGCGAAAGGGCTATGCGAAAAAACTTTGCAATCCCGTAACAACAACCTCATTATGCTCACCACAACCAACACAATCAAACTTAACAGTAGATGATAGTTTTGGCATCTTCTCAAAGTGCTTCTGAATCAGATTAAACTGCTCTTGGCTAAGAGATTCCAAAAAGGTAATCAACTCTTGTTTTGTATGATCTTTGGCTGGGTAAACATTCTCAGCATCGTAGATTGAATCGATACTGGATACTAAGAATCCAAATACCACATCAATCTGCATTTTACTGTCACCCGTATTTTTAATGATTTCATCAACCGTAGGCCATCTCATCATTACGCCAACATCGTCTGTTAGTTGGATTTTCGGGTCCAAGCTCGAATCAATGTTTGGTTCAATCTCTTCCAGATTAACTACACAAGGAGAGTAAGTATCACATGACTTACACTTCATTTGTAGGCTAGAAGATTCACCAACCGACTTTGACCGAAGTTTGAGAAAGATATACTCTAAATCAAACATCGGCAATTTAAGTGCGTCTACCTTACCAAAGGTACACGCCTCAACAATTCCTGTTGTTGCTTTCAGAACCTGTTTTTCATCTTCAGATTCCATTGCAAGCATTAGAATTTTTTCTTCCTTGACCAGATAAGGACGATATGTAATCGTCTCACCAGTGCTTGGAATTTTCAATTCATAAGTAGCTGAATTTAGCTGTGGCAATGCCATGATATACTCCTATCATTATCCTAAAAGTTTGCTAGCGATAGCTCCAATAGCTGCTCCAGCAAAGCTCGCATTGTCGTCCCAATCATCGTACGACATTGTTACACTTACACGCGCGATTTGGTTATCATTACTATTGGCAAGCTCGATTGAGCTGACAGTGGTAGGAAACGCATTTCTGAGCGTACAAGTATATATCGGGATATTTTGTTGGTTCAATTGCTGAATGACAACATTCGATGTGTAGTCTTCACGGTAGTTCAAAGTACCGCGTTCGTAGTTGACGATTGATCCCTGCCAAGAATCAAACACACCTTTCATGTAATAGTCACCAGTCAACAAGAATGAAAATGTAACATCCTCATTCAAATATCCGTATGTTTTCTTAATTGCCTTCATTCGAGTGAAGTGTTCGTTGGTTGCAATCTGCCGACCAGGAAGTGAACAGCTTTCACACAACAAAGAAATATCTCTCGGATCGTTAAACACCTGCATCGGATTGAAATTACCCGAAACGATGTTCGTTAAGATCTTCGTGGGGTTGATCGAAACGAGCGGCAGGTTCATGTAGATTGCAAATCGGTTAGACTTAGCAACCCCTGTACGCTTGCCGATTGTACTCTTCAGAGTATCAATTCCCATTGGTAATGCCATTAGATCATCCCTCTTGATTGTCCCCAAACATAGTTCTTGCTCTTCTTAGCAAAATCTTCTGTTGGTAGAAAAATAGCTATTGCCCAGTCCTTAGCATCTACTTTAGAGAACTGAGTCTTGACATGGCTTGTCAAATATCTTTTGAAACACGGTTTGAATTCTTTGTAACGAGAAGCACCTTTTAACAGGTCGTAAGACAGTCTAAACTTCGTTCTCTCGTCGAATCTCTTATCAGACATAGTTCCACCTAGCTCATCCAAGAAACGAGCTCTTACACCAGGAGCAAGGTAATGAAGATTCAATCCATAGAACCCACCAGGAGCAGGCTCAACCATAATTGTAAGAGGGAATTTGTCGTAGTACGGCAACGTCTCTTTTGTCTTTGGATCATAGAAGTACATAAACATATGACCCGGTCCAACAGTCTGTCGTTCAGTTAGGTTTGGATCCTTTAACAGATCACGGCGGTCAATGCGGCCGAGTTTGTTAACCCGTCCTCTAAACCAATTACGAGCGGCACGAGACCTCATATCAAGGTTTCGTCTGCGAGCTTCGTATTGTAGTGTATCAAATAGTGAATCAGCCATATTGTTATTTATATCAGTTTATCGCTTCTTCTTTGAACTTAATGTTTTGATTCCAAGTCGCTCAAGGGTGTCTTCAGTCCATATTTGAAAAGTAGCACCGTTGTCACGAGCGAAGTCTTGAGCAGCTTTCCATTTCGATTGGTTTTTAACATAAGTGAGAGCTTCTGTAAGATAACGTCTCGTCTTTTTTGCTGCTCGAGGAGGCTTTGTT